ATGGGTGCGCTATGCATTGGCGCGTGCTATGCAATGGGGGCCCGGGACAGCGACCGCGGCGTGACCACGGGTGGCACGGGGGGTAGCGGCAGGCTGGCGTTCAATTAAACCTTCTCAGATTTTTCTACCAAAACTATGGGGTCGCCTCTGTGTGGGATTCCCTCTACCCACATTGCCCCAACTTAGGAGGCATCTTGTTATTAGCCCAACCGACCTAGGAGTGGGGGCGAGATATTAGATCAACAGGGCGACCAACCCGGGGTTTGGCTTCTAAGGGCCCTAGGATGCCCTAGGATCGATCCTAGCCGCTCGGATGGCCTCGGAGTCATCTTCGTCGCCCGGATCGCTCTCAGAGGATTCTACGGGCTCTGGCGGAAAGGCGGCCTGCTTGAGGGCTGGAGTCTGCCCCACGATCTGGGTCAAGGAGACCTCCAGAGTCCTGATCTGAGACTCGGACAACCCTAGATCATGTACTTCATTCACCATTTCTAGTATTTCGTGTAAGAGAGTACTAGAGTATATACAGGGACTCAAGTCTCTACAAATATGTATACGGGGAAAGGGGTGAAAGAAGAACTCCCCAAACTCATTCTCAGGCATCTCACAGGTTATCACAGGAATCTTGTAAGGAAACCAATTGATAACCATAGCAATACCTACTTCTTTGCTCGGTTTACGGACTTGGGAACAATTCTCAAGTTAGCAGGGCGGTTGTCTCTTGGATTTCCGTTCTTGTGATCAATGTCCTTGCCATCACCCTTTCGGACACGACCCTGCTTTTCCATCTTGCGGCGGATCTTGTTTCGGGAAGCCCGGTCCTTACGGTACTCAGCGGTTCCGTGGTACTTGCGGTATTCCTCTTTGTAATCCCGAGCCTTAGCCATTACTTGCCCTTTTTGATCTTCATCTTGTTGTAAGTGGCATTAGCAATTGCATATGCCCGCTGTTCAGGCATACCTTCTCGCTTCAGGGCCTTGACAATCTTTTCGACCTTCTTAGGCATTTCGTCGGGTCCTTGGGATCTTTGTCCAGTTGGTGCGAATCAGCGGACCTTCCTTGCCCAGACGATCAAGTCGGCTTTGGGGCATATACTGGTAAGGATTTGTTCCTTGCCCGCCCGAGTATTCCCATGCCGCGGCCTGACTTCGACGCTGTTCCTGCTCCACGGCGGTCAAAGGCTTCTGCCGAAGAACACGCAGTTGGTACCCATAGTCGGGCTCAGGAGTCGAAGAGGCTTGCGTTTGAGTACGCCGCTGAACGGCAGAAGAACGAGAACCGCACATGATGTGACCTTTAATTGGCAGGTTATTTGGACTTGTCGATGTGTTAAACCATAGAACTTGGAAGTTAAAGTTCTACATTTAATCACAACTGTAGCACACTTGATCCGTCACCAAGCCCGACAAGACCAGTACCGAGCCTTGGTCTTAGGGCCCGGGTTGTCGCAGTTGTGTCGGGCCCGGAAGTTCTTACGACGACCCGGCTCATTCTTTCGGATCTTCATGTTGGGGTCGCCAAAGCGGACAATCTTGGTCTTGTCGCCATCCTTGACACACACCGCAGACTTCTTTGGCCCGCCCGGGGTACGCCACGGCTTATTGATTTGGCGGTTCTTGCAGGGACTTGCCATCTTAGTCTCGCATTGTTTCTAGGATTTCATCTGGAACGGATTCTCTGAGAAGCCTCATGGCCTTTGCGAGGGCCTTGGCCTCCTTCAAGGTTTCTTTGCTCCTTAGATGCTCTTCGTACCGGATAACGGCAAGACAGGCGTTGTGGACAATCTGCATGGCCCACTCGTCGTAATCTACATCCATGTCAGCCCCCTTGAAGACTTACGGCCCACGGAGTGTTCCATGAACCGATCCAACTCATGTTGCAACATTTCTTCCCGACGACTTGCCATCTTCCGATTGACATCCTGAGCCATCTGTTCCACCCAGAACCCCACGGCCATGCTGAGAACATCCAGACGGTCGTCGTAGGCCAAGGCACCCTTGGTGCGGGTAATACGACTCATTTGCCACATCAGGCTGTATTGCAGCGACTTTTCCGTGGCGTACTGCTTGGTCGATTCGTAGTCATCTCTGATCACCCCAGAGTCAATAACCAGTCTGTGCTGGTTCATGACGGGCTCTAGGGTGTCCACAATGCGGCGTTCCTTCTGGATATTGTGCCGCACATCCTCAATAGTGCAGGGGTAAATCTTCGTCAGGTACGGCTTCAGCAGTTCTGAGAACATACCGTCACCGAAATTAGACTCACAGATGATCCGGTTTACCTTGTGGTTCTTGGCAAGGGTTACCAGCCGCGTCATCGTGGCCTCGTCATAACCGCCCTTTAGGCCCCCTGCGGCGGTCACATACAGAAACCCGTTCAACATCTTGACGATGGCATATGCGGTTTCGTTGTCGCCCCGACCGCTGGGGTCAATCGCCATCACCCCACCCTCATATGGGATCCACTTGCCTTGGATGTCCATGGGGCCGTAGTAACGGTCGCCATTGAACCCCACACAAGGGATGTCCTTGACAATGTTGCTGATGTTGGCCGCCCAGATGGGCTTCTCTGGTGCGTTCTCGGGATTCAGGCCCAGAACAATCAGGTCAGCCAACTTGAGCGGGTACCTATCGGCATCGCTCAGGGTGCTGTCCAGCATGAACTGGAGGGCAAACCCGGTACGCCCATACGAGGCTTCGCGCTCCATCAGATCAATGGCGTTAAACCGCCTAGGATCCGTTGGCTCTCCATCTACCCCTGTAGCCAGCATCGGAGCCAACTTGGCCCCAAAAGCCGTCTTAAGGCGATTGTCGGGGTACCTAGCGGGCCAGATCCGGGTGTCGTACCCCTTTTCGTGCAGCCCGTGGTAAATCGACTGCTCGGTCTGGGGAGTGCCCAGATACAGGATCTCGCCACCGGGCTTAAGCACGGCCTCAAACTCGGCAATAGCACTCAGCAACTTTTCCCGCATAAGGAAGGTGGCTGAGTTATTCAGACTCTCCACATCGTCTGCGATAATCAGGTCACCGCGGCTTCCCGTGATCTGGCTGGTGATTCCCTTAGAAACCACGCTGGGAGCCTGAGAGGCAGGCGCAGGGCCCACATCAAAGGCCACCTTGGAGTTGCGCTGCTCGTCCCTAGGCTTGAGATGCTGGCAGATCGGAATCTCGTTAATCAGCCGTAGGGTAAAGGTGCTGAAGTCGTCGGCCCGTTGCTTAGAGGCCGAAACCACCAAGACATTTAACTTTGGGTTGTGCAGCAGCCTAAAAACGACATAAGCACTAGTAAGCCAACTCTTGCCCACGCCGCGGAACGCCTGCACCACCCGCCGCTTAGGCCCCTTTTGGAGGTACTGAGCGATGTCAAGTTGCACCGGAGTCGGCTCCGGCAACCCAAGGTGATCCCACGCGAGGTAGACAAAGTTCCGAAAGTCTTGAAGTTTTCTTTCAAGTTCGTTCACGCAGCCTCTTCATCAAACGGCATGATCTTGGCTAGATTCAGCATCGGCTGGCTGGCTTCTGGCGCACAGTCAATGCCGTTGTCCTTAAGGAACTGACGAGCCACATTGAGTTCTGTGGCCGAAGCCGAGCCGTCTTGAATCTTTCGCAGCAGTTCACCCGCAAGGGCGTTATGGATCTGCTCTAGGACTTGCTTGTTCACTTGCCGCCTGTTGAAATAAAGGATTCAAGAACGCTTTGCTGCTCCGGCGAGAGTTCATACAGGGTTACAGTCAAGTCTTCAATGTATCCCTGCTTTCGGTAAGGATACCGTAGACAAAGTTCTGGATCAGCGTTTAGCCGAGGAATCCACCTTGCAATTTCAAGATCAAGCAGGGTAGATGCCATTTCTTCTTTCGACAAGAAGGTTACAACTGTGGGTTCACTAGCGGTCATAAAACCTTTCTTACGGACGAGTAATAAAGGCGTTGATTTCGTTATCGCTTAGGACATAGGGCCAAAGCGCAACCTTTTGAAGGTAGACAAGACCTCTTCGTGCCGCGGCCAGTTCAAGGTAGCAATTGTCCGTTGAAAGGTTGTACTCAAAGTCTACATCATTGATGTTGATCAATGACATATTGTTTAGGTACAGTTTGAATTGATTATTTGCAACAGCCAAAACTACATAAATAATTTCGCTGTCGTCTAACTCCGCAATAGGCCCACCAACTATTCCAGAAGAGATATCTTCAAAATACCCTTCTCCATAGTCTCCAAAATATCCAAAATCTGCCAAACAATCGCCGCCCTTTGCCTCAAAATAAAGGATAAACTGGGCAACGCGCTGGTTGATTGTTTCTCTTGCCGTGGCTTTTACTTGAAAGATTGCCGTAAAACTGTCGGCATTTACAAGTGGGCCATCAATCGCGGGCTCAATCCAAAATTTGGTACCGGAATGTCCGCAACTTGAATCAACTCCAATGCTGGTTGAAAGCGGATGTACCGTTGTAGTACCGTTAATTGTTCCAGTAACCCATGGTCCCCACGCTTCAATAACATCACCCGAAGTCGTGATGCGAATCGTAGGAGTGCTTTGCGTTGAAGGTGCAGTAATCTTAAAGCGTTGCCACTCGCTTGTGACACTAACAGTAGTAAAAGTACTGTTGTTGAGCGAGAGTTGAATATCCCCCGTTCCGCTTACACGGCGCAGCCAGACAGCAAAAATTCTGTTTCCAGTCGCGGTTATGGGATTTATCCGAATTGTCGCGTTGGCCGCCGTAGCAGTTAAAGTTACTGCGGAAGTTGTTCCATCCGGTCCTGTGGCGTTTACCGTACCTCCCCCAGTCATATTTGTCTGGGTCCATACAGGAAAACCGCTACTAGTTGCAAAAGTGCTGCTTCGATTTACACCGTTTCGATTGTTATCTTCGACAACAAATCCAGCCAGTTGCTTTTCGCCTGTGTAGGAAAATCGAAACGCAGAAGACGGGTAAGTAATTAAAGTTTCGCCGTCCGGGCCGTACAGGTACCCGCCTGACTCAGAAAACGAGTAAATAGTTTTTGCCCCAAAGGCTTCAGAAAAGGCATTGGCTTCTTCCTTTGTAAAGTCAACAAAGCCTACAGAGCCGTTGTCCAGTTCCTTGGTTAAAGGCAGATGCCCATTCTTTCGATTTTGGGCCGCATTAATCCGCGCCACGCTCACCAAATTGGCTTGATTAGCCTTGCGTCTGTTGCTTGCCATGTATGCGGCCCTTTAAAAATTACTCAATGACCCAAGCGTTGTACACCAGTCCGCCGCCGTTTACCACACGAATTCGGATATCCGGCATCAGAGGCACAATCCGGCACCAAGAGTTGAGCGTTCCACCGAGATAAGTTGCATCTGCGGGGCTCATGGTTTCAATGTCAACCCAAGTCGTGCCGCCATCGGGGGAGCCCTGAAGGTAAACACGCACATTACTCCCAGCCGCCAGACGAGAACCGCTATGCGTCACGGTAACCGTCCCATAGTGGTCTGGAGCCATGTCGGGCTGGAAGACGCTGGAGTCCGTGGGGGTCGTAGAAATGGTCTGAGCATTGAGCAGACGAAGAATTGCCATGTTGTTCCTTTAGACAAAAGCCTTTGCGGCGAGGTTGAGAAGGACAGAAACTCCTGCACCAATCGCAGCAGCCATGCCCATGGTAAACGACTTAGAATGCTCAAGTTCCCGAAGGCGTTCTTCGTGGTTCTTGATTTGATCTTCCTGAATGCGCTGCATCTGAATAAGGGTGTCCACTTTGCCCTCCAGACGGCCAATAGCCAACATCATTTCAGAATCGTGATGCATGGTGGGGCCTTAAGTAAGACGGATGGCAAACATCTGCCAAAGAACCTCAGACCCCGCCACACCGCTTGCGGTCAAAGACGGAGGAGTGGTACCACCCCATCCCTGTCCTCCCTGCCAGTTACGGAAGTAGAACGAGGCCCCAGCAGCCAGCGTCACAATGGTCGGATCTGGGTTATTTCCAGACGGCCACAAGTAATAATCGTCTGGGTTGGAAATCTGGGAAATGCCTGCCACACTCCAGTCCGTGCGACTAAACAGCACAATCAACTTGATGGTGGTACCACCAGCGTTCCTAAGTCGGAAGTAGTTACTGCCGGAGTTTTGCTGGAAGCCGTTCTGTGAATAATCAATCCACGACAGCGTCCGCAGGGGCAGCAGATTGACCCGGAGTTCTACCTGAACCGTGCTGGAAGACACCACTTCCGGGGTAGCCGGGTTTTCTTCAGGATTCCACTTGGTGAGATACGCCAGCAGGCTCGGATCCAACTTTGGTTCCGTAACGGCACCATCAATAATTTTGCCCGTGCCTACTGCGTTTGCAGCAAGTTTTGAGTTTGTAACCGAGGTATCAACAATCCGGTTTTCAGTTACCGAATTGAGGGCCAGTTGGAGTGTGCCGATGGTTCGATCAGCAATTCGGTCAGCAGTCACCGCTTGTAGGGAGAGTTCCGCGGTTCCCACCACATTCTTTGTCGCCAGCGTCCCAAGACCCAGCGTGGTTCGGGCTTCGGTTGCGGAAGTGTCGTCAAGCAGTTGTCGCGTGTAGTCGCTGTAAGTGATCAGGGTGGGGGTCTGCTTTCCAGAACCATCGTCCACCCCGGTAGTCCCAATAAGCCGCCAGAGAGATTGCGGCGCAATCCGATTCAGGCTGACAGCCCCGAGATCAATCTTGGCGTTGGTCACCGCAGAATTAGCCAACTTGGGCGTAGTGACCGCACCGTCCGCCAACTTAGCCGTGGTCACCGTACCGTCATCAATAATGGAGGTACTGGCAATCAGGTTCCGGGCAACGCCAAAGTTACGCACAGAAATTGCGCCCGTCTTGGCGGAGTTAAAGATGATGCTGTTTGAGGTGATCGTGTAGGTGGCCGGATCTTGGATGGCCCCGCCAAACTCCACAATGAACATTTCCGAGGAAGTGTTCAGGGGGGCCGGATTGGTGAGCGGATAAGTGGCCACGCCCGTTCCGGTAATGTTCCACACTTGCGGCACCGTCACCGTTCCGCCAAACAGGGTAGCCGTAGTGAACTGGGCCATGCTAACGGCATCGCTAGAGTCCAGACCATCGGCCATATTGCTCAGACGCTTGCTCTTAGCATCCCAGCGGGTGCGGTCGTCGGTCAGGTTAATCGTGTCCCCAGCGGCATCTTCGCTCTCCTGCGAGATATGCACCAGCCCCTCCACAGCCCGATCCAGCGCAGCCGCAGTCAGCACAGATCCGTCATCAAAGTCAACAATCTGATCCTTGAAGTTGGCAATCGTATTGGGCGTTTCCCGGCGGAGCAGGATTACCGTGTTTGCTGCCGGGGGGACGACCGTGAACTCCACCTTGTTAACGCCGCTTTCGACAATCAGTTGGTACCCGGTCGTCTGCAAAACGCCGTCCAAATAGACCTTAATGAACCCGTCATTTAGCCAGCCGTCAATGCCGGAAAGGCTGAACTTCGTGTCGGTGCCGTTGGCGGTGTAAGTAACGAAACTGGTGGGATTGCTCATGAAATGTTTCCTTAGAATCGGTCTCTGTTCCGGGGCTGCGTGGTGGGCAGATTGTATTCGTCAGTAATTTCTTGTTCCGTAATGTTCAGCCATTGCTTAATGATGGGAACATTTTGTCCGGGCAGCAGCAGACGGCCCTTATGGAGGGTTCCTTGGGTGATGTCCCGCTCAATATCCAGACCAAACGCCTCGCCCACCGTAGCCCCGTACAGGTCTTTTCCGAGCCCCGTAATGCGCCTACCCATAGCCAGCGCGGGGAAGCCGTAGTACTCAAGGCCGCTGAAACGGTACGGAGAGAAAATGGGATCCTTTTGCAGCAGGGTCTGGCTGGTAAAGTCGCCAAGGACGGAGACCGCGAAGAACTCGGACGGGCCTGTAAAGGCACCACGGACAAAGCCAGTAGTGTCCAGCAGGCTTTCAAGTTCCTCAGCCTTTTCGTAGTCCCCGGCAGCCAAATAAGACTCGTAGTCAGCCCGGTTACGGGCCCATTGGACTACGGCTGCAAGCAGAGCGGTAGCCGTGATTTCCTTGGCAACCTTGGCGGCAGCACCCTTGGATCCGCTCTGAACGCGGGAGGTGTTTTGCAGCAGGAAGTTGTCCACGCCCTTCAGATTAAAGGTGCGGAACTGGGTAAGCAGGCGGCCCCAGAAGGAGAACATCCCCTTATGGAAATCGCCCCGGGTGGGCATATCCTGAACGCGGGTACGAACTGCGCGATCAATCATGGTGGTGATTAGATCCATTTCCACCGCATCCAGAGCCCGATCATTCAGTCCCACCAGACGCTCACCGAGGAATGCGCGGTTTTCCGTCTTTCCATTCCTTGCCACAAACTCCAGAACTCGGTCATAGTCGGCAGGATTCAGGCCCAGCGTCCGCAGAGTGGCATCGTCCATCCGCTTGGCCGCACCCCTAGACGCATCCCACAGATGCTGCATCATCGATGCTGCGGTCAACTGCTGGGTCAGGCTGGTCATGGGAGCCAGCAGAGAAATGTCCGCCATTATGTTGGCCGCCGTATCCAGCCCACGGCTGACGGCTCCAGCGTAATAGTCGGCGGTCAACTCGCCTCGCTCAAGGCCCCGTTGAATGGTTCGACGCAGGCGGTCGGTAGACGGTCCAAACCACAGGTCAAGAGCCCCAGAGAAGTTCCGCACATCGCTGCTCGGGTTCTTCCAGTTGGACAGCATCTCCAGAACAATCGGCAACTGCTTAACGGTGTTCCGAAGACCCACGGTACCGACGATACGCGACAACTCGGACATCTGGGCAAGACCGAAGCCACCACCCGTAGTCAGGTACCCGTAAGGCATTGCAATACCAAGGATCTTGTCCGACAGGGCGGTGCGTCCGTGGTGGATAGGCTCAAAGCGCAGGGCGGCCAAGACCTCCCGCAGACCAGACTCATGCTCTGGATTCAGTTGTCCGCCAAGGCTCTTGGCCGTGTCGAACATCTCATCGACCGAAGACACCTCCAGAACTTCCTGAATAGTCGTTCCATCAGGCAGGGTTCGCACAGGCCCCTTAACGCCACGGGCTGCAAGTTCCCCATTGAAGGCGTTCAACAGGGTCTTTTCGTTTGTGGCCCCGATCACCGAAGTCATGTACTTGCGAATAACAAAAGGCAAGTCATCATTGGTGAGATCAGCCAGACTTAGGCTGGACTTCCCGATTCCCAGAAAGTCTTCGCTCCCCGTAGAAATAACCGAGCCTTCGTCAAGGATGATTCGGCTTCGGCCAAACGGGGTCTTGCTTCCAGCCTTGGCCTTTAGCGGGCCAGACAGGTTTACGATTGCGTCAAAGAGTTCCTGTTCCTGTGCAGTAAGGAGTGCGTTTTCGCGCCCCTGAGCAATAGCAATAAGACGCTGAGAGAAAACCAGAGCAGCCTCGTCCAGATCACCATCGAAGGTTTCCTCCACGCCATTCATTACCACCTTTCGACCGTTCCGTTCCCAAGACGACTTGATCAAGTCCTTGAGAGCCTTTGCCCCTTGAGGAGTGGAAGCCAGCCGCCGAATCCGATCCCAACGATAGATCCGGGGGAAGTAGTTGACCGTGGCCGACTTCGTAAAGCCCGCCAAGCCCGACTGATGTGCAAAGTCGTGAACCTTGTTGAAAATCTTTCGGAGAACCTGAGCGGTTTCGTTCACGGCCTCCACAGGATCGTCAAAGGCTCCTGAGCGCAACTGGGCAACTACGCGGGCATTAAAGTCCTTCCGCAGTTCCCGGTTCTTAAACATGGACACAATAGTTTCAGACAAGCCAGCCTCTGAAACATTGTCCTGTCCGTTACCCACCGCAAAACGAATCCAGCCGTTGCGATACGAGACCGCAAACTCCGTAAGACCTTGGTACAGGAACTTTGACCCGCGCTCAAACACGGTAAAGGGCTGGGCTGCCGTCCCAAAGTCACGACGAGCGTTGAACGCCAAGAACCCGATTAGACGGCCCCAGCCGTTCTTGTTTTCGTAACTGGTTGCCCGAGCGGCCTGATTGCCAAGAGCCTGCCAGCCCGGAATAAAGGTTCGGTGAGCGGGAACATCCGAAGCGTCCGCTGCAAGACCACCCGTGGTAGGCGTTGCGGGACCACCAGTAGGAGGAACCACGGCCCGTCCAGCAGCCCCAGCCGCCGGAGCAGGATTCATCTGATTCAGCAGGGTAGCCGGGATGCTGATTTCACCACCTTCCTTGACCCGCTTATTGATGATCTGGATTACTTGAGCCCGACGAGCGTTGGTGTCCAGAACCGAGGCCCCCTTACGATTGATTCGCTTGGGAGGGTTCTGAGAGACCGCCCGGAGTTCGTCAATGACCTCACCAACGGTGGTGCGGTTAACGCGGCCTCCGCGCTTCTTGATCTCAGTAAGAACCTTGAAGATCAATGAAGGCGGCTCATCTGCGCCACGCTCAATAGGCCCGTGGCGAATCCGGTCATACACCGAATCAACCATGTCTTCCCGAGCGCGAACATCCAGCAGGCTGCGATCAATGCCCTGAATACGGGCCCGCTCGTTGATGGGCCGCAACTTAGCAGCCACCTCTGGCGGCACACCGACCTCCGCAACCACCTCCTCCCAGAAGTCCTTATTGAAGGCCATTCCGCTCAGGCGGCGACCCTCAGTACGGACAAGGGCCCGAGCAATGCCGCCAAAGACGCTCTCGTTCAACTTGACCCCGGCCAGAGACAACTCCCAAGCCGCGGCCTTAATTGCAGACCGAGTGCCCGTAACAGGCCCCATAGGCGGCCTCGTTTGGGGCTTAGGCAAGTCCTTAAGGATGATGACTTCGGTTGCCCCCCGCTTGCCGGGGAGTTCCAGAGTGGCGAAGCCCAACTTCTTGGCCCGTTCAATAGTGGCCTCTTGAGAGGCGTTACGCGGCAGGCCCAGTTTGTTCTTAATTTCAGTCCAGTTCTTGCCCTCAAGGGGAGGGGTAACGGTAGAAAGTTCGATTCGACGGGGGGCTGCGGCTCCTTCGGCAAGCGCGGGCGGGGTGGTAGTCCACACCATTTCCCCGGTATCGGCCCGACGAGACTGATACAGAGTTCGGGTAGGCCCTTCGCCAAAGGCGTACACCCCGGCAGCCCGCTCCAATTCCACGGGCTCAATCACGCCAAGACTCATTTCACGGGTTCCGGGCGCAAACAGATCCACATTGCGTGGGCTGCGCTGCCAGTCAACCCACAGGTCGTCAGCAACCTGTTGAGCCTCGTACTCAAACGATCCCGAGCCGGGGCGGAACAGCATATTGTCTGCCGCCGCCATGTTGTCGAACCGGAAGCCATCCGTGTACTCCACGGTGTAGCCGCCCGGAAGTTTGGTCCGCCTAGTAGCCCGGAATTCGCGGGCAGTTGCTTCCACGGCTTCACGGACGAACGCCTTACCAAACAAGGCCCCGCCCAGTAGTCCAGCCACGCCGCCGGAGATCGTTAGGTCACGGATGACTTCGGTGGCCGAGGGGTCATAGGCGGGATCGATGCCATTCCTGACGGCCTGATACATCACTTCTTCGCCAACACCCAGCGCGGCATACCGCCCAGTCAACCCCATGCGGCCAACAGCGTTTGTCGCTTCAGCCACGGCACGGCCCAATTCAACCGTCCGGGTGGTGCTTAAAGCCTGTGCGGTGGCCCGTCCAGCCATAACCTCCGTTCCCATCCCAGTAAGCACCAAAGGCTCTGCCAGCATTCCCACCGTGGTCATGAAGCCAATATCGGCTCCCAAGCCCAGAGCAAGACCGCCCATGGATCCAAACTGCTGCATCTCCGGCTGGGCCGTCTGGATAAACCGCAGCCGCCGCTCGTACTCCGGGAAAGAACTGGAAGACAGAATCCACGGGATTTCGTCTGCCGGGATGTTCTGGAGATCCTCAGCGATTGATTCAGGATTGTTCCGTAGGAAGAACGAGGGGTGATCCTTGGAGGCATCGACCTCGCTCTTGCGTTGGGTAAGGTTCAACGGAACATCATCATCAAACAGACCAAACCCGAAGTCCACCAGCCGGGTCATCGCCGCGCCAGTCAAGGTATTCCGGGCACCAACGATGGTTTCCGCAAACGGGCCATCAAAGAACTCCTGCCGCCCAGCATCCATGTACGGAGTCTGGAGAGCCTGCTGCTCAAAGTACCGCCGCTCCGAGGGCGTAAAGGAGTTAACCGGAGAGGGGATAATCTGCTTAATCTGTTCCAAGAGAAATCCTTAGAAAGACGGACGGCGAACCGTGTCGTCGGCAAAGATGGGTTGTGCCGCAGAGGGCAGGACGGAGTCGCGCTGAATCGGAGGCTTTGGCCGCCGACTGCGACGACTTTCGCCAAACCGAATGATGTCCTCAACCCCGAAACGAAGATCCTTGAGCATGACCGGGGTCTCGTCAAGAATTTGACCTTCCCTGTTGGTCGCGTACATGATCGGGTTGCCGTTGATGTCCTCAGCCTGCACCGTAAGGGTTGCCTGAAGGCCGGGGAACCGCTCGTCAAGGTACCGGGTGATCAAGAAAGTGTCCACCGATTCGGGAAGATCCTTGCGGGGAATCGCAGAGCCGCGGACAAAGATGTGTTCGTCCTTGAATCGCTTGTCCGCATTCTTCAATGCTTCCCGATGATTCATGAACTGGCTCAGGCCGTTGCGGTAGTACATGGCAAACTTGGCCGACCCGTAGATTGCGGCATCTGGGTTTTCCAGATATCGGCCTCGCAGATTAGAGAATGCCCGCATCATGTCCTGTCCGTCATTACCCGCAATGTCGGCATGATCAAATGGGTTGCCGCCAGCGAGGAAATTAATTCCCGCGTTCTGACCCCAAGTCTTCCGCAGGATCACATCGCTGAAGACAGACCGGAGATCCTTGGTGCCGCCCTGCATCGCAGCGTAGGCGTACTCCACGGCTTCCTTGACCGCCGTACCGTAAGGCCCGGAAGGCCACAGCGGCTTGTCCTCAATGCCGTTCTGCCGCAGATACGAGTAAGCGTAGAACATATCCTCAAGAGCGGAGATGTCCCCACCACCGTTGATCTGTTCTGGGCTAATAGACCGGACAAAGTTCCGAGTCAGGTCGGACAAAGTGGTCTGGTTGTCAAAGGAGAAGCCGAGATCCAGTTCTGCCACAAGCAACTTAATGTGGGCTTCTTGCTTCCGCTTTGCAACATCGGGCGGATCGTTTGGCGAGGGGCGAAGAGAACCGCCGAACTGTCGTGCCCGCTCTTCACGAACGGCGGCCAGACGAGTCTGCAACCGCTCAAACTCCATGCTGCGAAGAGCCGTGGCCTTGTCGCTGTCCGGGGCCACGCCCACAGAAACAAGGCGGTCGTCAAACACGGTACGGAGTTGCCCGGTGGCAGGCATCGTTCCAGACCCCGTGATGAATTCGTCCATATCCCGGGCAAAGGATGTTTCAGTAGTTCTGTTATAGAACTCTAGACTCTGCATGGCCCGGTAGGCTTCTCGGGTCTCGCTGCCAGCCGCAAGATCCGCAAACAACTGGGCTTGCATTGTCCGGGCCTGCGGTTCCGTAATCACCCCTTTTTCTACAAGGTCGCGGATTCGGTAATCAATCTGATCCTTTGCACTAAGCACAAAGGCAGCCTCGTCCATTTCGGGAGGCGGTGTGCCCATGGAAAGGTTCCGACCCAGAAGGTACAGACTGTTCACGCTTTCCGTGTTGGCCTGCTCAATGAGTTCAGCCTTTCGATTTTCCGCGGTCTTCAGAAACCAGCCCTTCTTGGACTCGTATTCAGCCGGGGTCACCCGTTTAGCAAACCGCGCATCAAATTCCAGCAGGGCCTCCTCGCGGCTCACTTGGCCTCCAGCGACAAGGTCGGCATTGCTCTCGGCCCATTCGAACATTTCATTAGAAAGTTGAACGGTCAGGCGTTGGGCGTTGGCTTGGATCTTCCCATCATTCAGGGCCAACTGCGCTTGTACATACTCTGTATCTACCAACTTCCCAGTACCCGACTTCAGGCTGTACAGGATGTCTCGGGCTTCCTGCCAGTTTTCAGTCTGGGACATGATCTGAATCAGGTTGTCCGCAACCGCCTGATTGATCTTTGTGGGGTTTGCGCCGCTTTGAATGTAGTTGTCAATTTCCTCTTGCAGGACGGCAACCGCAGCATTTGCCACAAGCGGGTCGCGGCTGAGGACATCCTGAACGCCCTTGGCAACGCTTGCCGAAACGCCAACGGCAATCTTCTCTTCCCGAGCCTTGATCACATTGGATTCATGCTGGAGAGCCATGGATCCGATGTAAGGGTTGAACGAGTCAAAGAACGCCCGAGACATATAGGCGGCGTCCCCAAACTGCTCTGAAACATTCTGTGCATACTGAGCAGCAAGCGCGTTAAAGCCGTCAGAACTCTCCAAGAACTTGGGGTCTTCTTCCTTGCGCTGTTCGTACAAAGCGGAGAAGTGGGCCCGAGCCTGCATACCCTCCAAGGCTCCGCTGGCCTGCTGGGCACCGATGGCAAACCAAGGATTTTCCGTGGGCTTGATCTGCCCAGAGCGCACCAACTCCGCATAAGACTTGCGGCTCTGGTTAATCAGGTCGGCTCCCGCAGCCAACTCTTCTTCATTCTGCTGCCGCCGCAATCCACCAGCGAACTGTGCTGCCGTCACCGACAGGTTGCTGAAGGCTTGGCTAAATTGCAAAGCAAGATTAACCGTCTGCTGGTCAAACAGTTCAACCCCAGCAATTGCAGACTGGGGCTGCACAAAAGTGCTGACAGGGCTTGCCGTAACTTCTAGAGAGGGTCGCTGCTTTGCCATTGAATTACCTTAGAAAGACCGCAGGAAGCGGACGGCACTCCATGAGGAGGGGTCAATCGGATTAAAGAAGTTGCTCTGACCGCTGGTGCCGGGATTAGCCGTGCCCCCAACTCCATTAGGAGTCTGGAACGAGTTCAAGGCCGTTGCCACGCTGATACCAGTTGCTGCGCCGTTCAGCAGGCTTGTAAACGGACTGACCGTTTGGCTGGGCGGGAGCGGGTTGGGGTAGCCGCTGTTAATTGCAGACTGGCCCCGAGCATAAATGGCCTGCGCCTCCATGTTGGCCTGCGTGGTTGCCGACCGGATGTTCCGCGCCGCGACAGACTCATACTCGGCAACTTCCCGAGCAAACTGGGCATGGAGAAGATCGACGGAGCGTCCTTCGATTCCAGCACCAGCCTGCATTGCTGCGGCTGACCCGGAGGCTTCGCGGACATTCCGGGCAATGCTCTGAAGTTCGTTCTGCGTTGCGGCCCGCTGCTCAAGATTCCGCCGTGCCAGCATCTCAGTCTGCATCAACACATCTTGACGGACTGCCGCGGCATTCTGCTCATACTGCTTATTTTGCGCGATCCCAAGACGGCGGTTATAAGAGTTTTGAGCGCGGGCTGCCTGATTCTGTGAGGCAATATTCGCTCCGCTAGAAGCGGCTGCAATGGCAGTAGATGCAACAATTGCTTCAATTATTCCGCACATGACTTAGTCCTTACAAACTCTACAAAGGGAAGTTTTAAATGTCCGTACTCGGGGAGTACTCGTACAAATTTAAAGCCCAGCCACTTAAGCCAAGCAATGTGTACGGTATTGCGTCGATCCACAAGGTTCGTCAGAATAGGGGCCTTGCTTTGAAGGTAATCGACCCATTCCCGCGACTGCCTTAAGAAACTCCAGCGGTGCTTCAGCAACTCCGTCGAACCAAGCATCCAGACATAAGACACATTGTCTTGGGGTGCTGCGACATAGCCAAACATCGCTAAAGGCTTGCCTTCAGGGCAGGCCACAGTAAAGCACTCTGTGGAATAAGTAAAGCCCTTAATCAAGGCTTTGTGTGGAGTGTCCTTTGACCCGGCATAGACTTCGTCCCGGTCTTCCGGGCGCATGGTCTGGGCCAGCCAAGGAATGTCCTGACGAATGCTGGAGCGTACTTTAATCATCCGAAGCGTTGTGCGCGGTCATCATACGATGCTTCAATGTCTCCGCTGAGAATCTTGCAGGGCATTGGAGAATCGTTAATGATTCGGATAACCGTGTTTTCGTTTCTGGAGTAGATGGGACAACGGAAGGCTCCAGACGAGATGTTAGCGTTGTCCAGCAGCGAGGTCCCAAGAACTTCCCCGGTAAAGGGGTATTCGTAAGTATCCTCGTTACGAACCTGAGCCGTAACCCGGAAGTACCCGGTATCAGCGTATTGGAGCGTCAGGTACCGCAACTGGAGCCGCCCAGTCAGCAATGCGGCATTGACCGTTCCAGCCCGAGAGGCCACGCCGCTGCGGAGATACGGGGTTGAGAACTCGTACTCCATGATGTAATTGGTGCCCACCCAAACAGCGGTGTTGGAGTAGTCGCCAATGACATTGACCGTGCCCTGAGCCGCGGTGCCGATGTTGTATGAGGTACCTCCGGCCAGCGAAAGAACAAGGCCATTCACGGCCACCACCTTGGTCTTGCCCGCAGCATACGACATCGGCCTAGGCAGGGTAAAGGTGGTCAGCCCGGTGGTGCTGTTGTAGGTTCCGCTTCCCGCTGCAAGGTAAGTTCGCTGATCCAGATTGGTTACCCATGTCTGGTTGGTGGTGGCTACATCATTAATGCCAACCCCCATGCGGATCTTTTCAATCGTGATGAAGCCTGTGGTGCTGTTTCTGGTTCGCAGCATAACCACATACATATCAGACTCCACAAAGCCTGCCCACATTGGGCGGGCAAAGGCATAAGCCTCTGGATTGGAATCCTGAAAGGTGAATCGGAACCATGCCGACTGTAGCCGCGATCCGTTCTGATCGAAATAGCGGTAACAGTAGATTTCGTCCCCGGCAACCACGGCAGCCAGATTGTCGTGTGTGGACGCGGTGATGTGCCGGGGGTTGCTTGTGATATACCGGGAGACATTGTTCGTGATGTCGTTTGCCAGATAGGACCCGTCCAGAGCGGGCTGTGGCACCAATTCACGAACTCCGGTAAACCCGCCATTGGCGAAGGTAAAGAACACGGAAGTGGCCGAAGGGATCGGACGCACCGTGGCGGCTTGGCTGTCAAAGTCGGCCACGGAAATAATGGCAATCTGCTTGGGGCTGAGGATCTGGCCCCCGCGAAGAACCATCTGATTCGTGGGCGTGAACAGAATCAGGTCCCGGTTAAACGGAACGGCGGCCACGATCTTTCCTACCCGGGGGCTGGACGAAGCGACATCAATGGGGTCCGAGTCCAGCAAATCCAGCGTGGTGGTTCGGAAGAAGTTGAAGAACTCCGACACCTCGCTGAAGATGATGTTTTCCCCGGCCATGATCCCCAGCCTGTTCTGGTAGAAGACCATGTCTTGCAGCCGCTCTCCGACAAAGGTGGGGAAGGGATTCGTCAAGTCGTCGCCAACCAGACGATCAAACCACTTCAGGCCGCTGTAGTTGGCCCCAGAAGCCGCCCCGGTTCCGTTGAGGCCGTCACCCTTCTTAAGGTAGAAGGTGCCATCTGACTGCCTGATCAGGAGCAGCGGCATGGTGGCGTAGTCAAACTTGTACTTCAGGCCGGGGGCCACAGTCTCTTCCCAGATCCCCCGGGAGAAAGTGCCGTTGTCGGCCTTAAACTTCACCCAGTAGTCGTCGTAAGGAGACTCGGGAGTTCCGACCACCTTGACCATGTAGCCGTGGGGCGCACTAGGCGGCAAGTCTTCAAACCGCTGGACGCTGTCCTTGATGTAGATCATGCCGTCCCCACCAAAGTCGTCTTCCACGACCACGGTGAAGTCTGCGCTGCCCTTGATGTAAATGACGCTGTCCTCGTACTCGCTGGCCGTGTAGGGGCCGATGGCCTTGATACCCCCGGGAGGTCCAATGTAGCCGCTAGAAGCGTTTTCCCACAGAGCCCGACCCACTCGGTCTGTACCGATTTCGCCCTGCACGGAGGACTGAATCGTGACCTGAAAGTTATTCACGCCGCCAATATCACCCGAGTTGGCCGAAAGAACCGTATTGACTTGTTCCGACTCCCAGCCAATAGCGTCTTCGACAATGACAATTTTAGTTACCTTGCCGCCGGAGCCCACAGTAATTTGAGCCTTGGGGTAGGTCGTCGCCTTGACTCCTGAAACATAAGTCAAAAGGACATTGTCGTAAGTGTCGGGAGTTCCGCTGCTCCCCTCGTTGGTGATCTGAACCGAGCGGCTAATGTGGGTAAAGACCTTCGTCGTTCCCCCGCTGGTCAGTTTGATGATGTGTTCGCGGTTGTAGTTGCTCTGCTTAATCCAGACCAGTCCAGCACGGTTGTAATTGGAAGGAATTCCCGTTACCGTGGCCGCGTCTGCGGCAATTGGGTTGGTGGCGTTGGAAATAAAAGTCACATCGCCAATCGTCAAAGCCTTGCGCTTGCCCGAAGTAGCCGATCCCAGCGACACCCCCGAGTCCACCAAAAGCGTCTTTCGGTTTCCCGCCAAGTCATAGATATCGGCGGTACCGCTTTCCTGAACAACGAGCAGATACTTTTCGGTTTCGTCCCGCTCAATCAGGTGAACAAACAAAGATTCCGTCTTGTTAATGTTCCTGAGCGTTCCTCCGCTGTCCGCCACCGTGGCAATTCGCTCAGTCGGGGGCCGCTTCAGCAGTCCCTCAATGGGCGAAGGCACAGCATTGTCCACCTTTTCAGCCTCGTTGGCCTGCCGGATGGACGGGGGCTGCTGGTTAACGCCGCCGATGAGGTTGGGGATGGGGGAGGTAATCAGGGGCATTAATTGACTCGGTAAGACCCACGACGAATGAAGGTGCGCCACACATCGGAGTTATCGAAGATGGTGAAATCCCCGATCTCGTTTTCGTACTCATTCATCATAGCAAGGGCCGCCACTTCGTCACGCAGCGTGAACCCGTGGTGCTTCTCAGAGCCGACCATGCGATCTTGGAAGATCCGAGCAGCCCGGACGGTGATGTACCGCTTTGCCGTTTCGGGCATCTCGTCAAAGTCCATCAGGTAAACCTGAATCACCTTGATGGGACCGGGAAAGACATACGAGTTGGTCTTCCGGTTGTACAGGCGGTTTCCCCGGACAACCACATCGTACTCGTACTCCATGCGGTCCATGTCAACACGAACAATCTTGTCGCTGAGGTAGATGAACCCCGTGTTGCTGTCTGGGGTCAGCGTCAGATTTTCGTCGGTGTTGAAGTGCCAGCCATAAGTCAGAACCTCCCGGGAAACCTCGTCAAGGATGTTCTGGGCAATCAGCGAGTCGGCCCGCTGGGCAGAGAGGGAGTTAACAGGCGGCTCCCCAACGGCAGACAGCATGGTGTTTACCGCTTGGATTCTGGTGGTCTTTGTCAACGACATAGGGAAACCTCAAACAAAAGAGGGGGTGGAACCCAACTAAGGGAACCACCCCCTCTTTAACTCAGGGGTGAGAGAACGGATCAGCCCGTGCCGACCAGTTCGTAGCAGCACTCCTCGCGGAGGACATTGTGACCCATGGCGTACTTAGCCAGCATCAGGGTGCCGAGCCGCTCCATGATGTACTCCGACTCAAGCGAGAGATCCATCAACTTGACCGTGGCAAGACCTTCACGCTGGAAGACGATGCCGCGAGTCGTGCTGAAGTTGGCCTGACCGTAGCCCACGCCGCCCGCACCGAAGACATCGTTCTTCACGCCGCCAGCGCTGTGGACATTGGCCGAGGTCTCGTTGGTGGTCGGGATGTGGTTGCTCTTCACGATCTGGATGCCAGCCACGCGCATGATCATGCCGCCAGCCACCGAGCCGTTGCCGTCATTGCCGTAATCACGGTTGATGGCGTCCTGATTCTCGTTGACCAACTTGTAGTACTGCGCCGGGGGAAGAACGCAGAAGCGATCCTCAGCAGGCACATTGGCCTCGTCCATCTTCTGGGCAGCGACGAACAGACCGTCGATCAACTTTTCGCCCGTGGTGGTGGATCCGACCGGGATCTGGGCACCAAGGAAGGTTGCATCGGAGCCGCCGAAACGATCAGTCGTGGCGCGGGCACCAGCGATGGTCGTGCGGATCAGGTTCTTGTCGGCGGTGTAAGCCAGAGCCCGACCGATTTCGGTGCTGTAGATCGAACGCACATCGTAGTGGTTCTTCATCTCGTCCAGATCGGCCACGAAGACCGAGGACACCAGCACATCGTCAATGAAGACGACCTTCTCAGCGTGCTTGAAACGGTTCAGGTACTTAGAAGCAGCCGAGTTGCCCGAGTCAAACGAGGTGGTCGGAGAACCAGCCGAGGTGCTTGCGGCAAACAGGTTGGTGCCCGAAGCCTCGCTCAGGACGGACTCGCCCGGAGTGTGGTACTTGGCATCAGCCACGCCCGTGACGGGGAACTGAGCAGACTTGCCGCTCTGGATCGTCCGCACACGGTGGAGCGGCATCATCACATTGTACTTCTCAAAGGTGGTGATGATTTCGCCGGAGAAAACCTTGAGGAAGAGGGCATCGACATCCCCCGCCAGATTGACCTGACCAAGACGGGACGGGCCCGTGTAGTTGTAACTAGCCATTTCGTTTTAATTCCTAATTGGGTGTGTTGTAAGATGCATTTATGTCTTTTTCTTACGGTTATCCCTCGCAAGGGGCCAGCAATACTGGAGACACCTCCCGGCCATCTCTACCGGGAAAGTAAAGGAACCCCACAGATTTCTCTGGGGGGTTCCGAGGGCCTACGCGAATCAGGTGAGACTGGGCTCACGGCGCAGCCGGAGGTTCTTCTGGAACATCCGCGGCCCACCAACCAGCCGGAATCTCAACTCTGTTTGCAGACTTGATCTTTGTACCGTCTTGTTGAACGACAAATACATGGGCCTTTACGGGTTCAGCCAGTTGGACTGGAGTCCCCGGGGGTACGAGAAGCACGGTGGTTCCGCACCCGGTCATGAAACCGAGAACGGACACCGCCAGCAGTCGGATCGGCTGTTTTGGCATTCGTATCCTTAGATACCAATCCTTCAAAAAACTTGAGGATTGCGGTGACAATTTCACCGACCCATCCCCACATCACTTCTTCTCCGAAGCGTCCTTAGCCATGATCAGGCCGATGCCCGCGGTAATGGCGGCAATGGTCGTTCCCATGTCGAAGGTGGTCGCCGGATCCCCGTCAAGGATTGCCACGATGGCCGTGCCAGCGGCGGTAAGAATGGTGGCAATACCCAGAACGGTGGTCTTCACATTGTGAGGCAACTTGTTAATCACGATGAAACTCCAAGGGCGTTAGAGAGAGCAACGCGCTGTTCCACATCCTTGCGGTATGCGGGATCCTTGGCGTAACGGGGATCCTTCATGGCGGCCACGATTTCAGCCACGCTACGGTACGCACCGCCGCTAGGCCCAGCCACCTCGCCCTGAATCAGGCGGCCCTGTGAACCGTTTTCCTTCTGGTAACGCGCCTTTAGTCCTTCAACGGCCATCCGAACGGCGTGGGGATTCCGGCCATCGATGATGTTGTTGAAGGCATCAATCTCGGCTTCAGGCAGGGCTCCAGCAGCCCACTCAATCATGCCCTGATAAGCCTCCGGCCCACCAGCCATCTGCATAACAGCGTTGGTCTCGGCCTCCAACATGGAACGCTGACCTTCAATGTAGGAGCGCACCATGGTCTCGGGCAGACCGTAGGTATTCACGATCTCCTTGACCGATTCCTCGCTGATGTCGCCGTTGGCGTAGAACTCCTGCGAGTACTTCTCAAGGCCAGCAAAGTCGGCCTTGTTCTCTGGGCTGCTGATGCGCTTTTCCAGTTCGCTGTACGCCTTTGCCAGTTCAGTCGGATCCTTGAACTTTTCCGGGAGCCACTCAGGACGCTCCACGGTGGGCTGGGGCTCTTCCGGCGGCGGCGCACCTTCCAATGCCTGCTTCATGGCATCGACTTCGCCATTGGACTCTGCGGTATCTCGGACGATGGTGACTTGCTGGTGGTTACTCATTGCTGTTGATTCATCTGCTCAATCATTGTTCCCGTGGTCTTGGCGGCTTGGGGTCCAGCCATAGCAAGCATCTGCTGCTGCATTGCCATCTGCTGTTCCTGAGCAATCTGCTCTTCCGTCTTCACAAGACCAGCCGTGTCAATCCCGAGCGCGGCTGCACGGCGATTCAGGTATTCCCGGAAATCAATATACTGCTGAATGCCGCCGGGGCCGAGAATTTGAGCAATTCCTTGGAGATAAATATCCAAACGGTTTAGGTCATTGCCCCGGCCCAGAGCGTCGATTCCGGTGACGATGGTGGGGGTGACATACCGCTTATCGATCTTCGGCATCTTCTTGGCCTTGGTCAGGCGGTCGATGATGCGGTTAACCAGCGGCAACTGGAATTCCTGCGACAAGAGGCTGTAGATCCCGCCCAGTTGGCGTTCGATGGACTGGGTCACCAGCCGGATCTCTTCAGCCGTCACACGCTCCGCGTTGCGGATGGAGGCTTCAGTCAGCAAGAAGGCGTAGGAAAGCCGCTCGTTGATCGTGTTGATCGTCTGAAGGGCCACACCCATGTCGGCGGCCTTGGCGACCTGTAGAACCGTCACATCTTGGGCGTTGCCCTCAATAATGGCTCCATTTGGGCTCTGGGCGATCTTCCGGGCCCGGGTGCTTCCCGTGGGGTTGACCAAGAACAAGACCTTGGCAGAAGCCGCTGCACCTTCGACAATGCTCTTGGAGAGACTGTCCAGCGAGACCAGATCCCCGTAGTACTGCTCCACATAGGAGCGACCGTAGTCTTCCCCGTCAACCCGATGCATCCGCAGGGCTAGGAAGGGGCTGCGCTCTGCGGGGTAGGTTGCGTAGGAATCGGGAATGATGTTGCCACCAATCTCTTGGTAGACCTCTACCTTGTTGTCGGGGAGGGTGTGGCAACAGGTGTACAGTTCGACCGTGTCTTCGTGAGCGCACAGGCAGTCCTTAGCCATGGCGGCCACCTCTGGCGGCAACATGGCGGGAGAGACATTCTCCTTGATGACGATCTTGCGGACATTGCCCATCGGGTCGCGCTTCACGACATAACGGTCCAGCCGCAGCACCCGCATGGGCCCCTCGTCGGGGAAGTACAGAAGAACATTTCCGCAAACAATGAGTTGCTTTAGAGCCTCAAACAGGGCGACCCGGATGCTCTGGGCTTCGATCTCCTTCATCACCGTCCGTTCCATGTCGGACAGGCTCTGCTCCGCCTCGCTGCGGGCCCGGGGGGACATCGAATCTAGGTTGCGGGCTGCCGCAGGATCGATGATGAACCGGAAGAATGGGGCGTTCGGGGGCAGAAGCGACAGCAGCAGGGCCGACGACAGGTTATTAACGCCACGCGCACCTACCGCCTGCCAAGGGGCAGGGAACTTCTCAGCGGTGCGGTCACCCTCGTCAGTCAGGAGGTGCGGCAGGGTCAGTCTGGCGCAATCCCGGGCCCGTTCAAGGAACGAGAACCGCCGGGTTTCCAGCCGCAGATACAGGGCCTTACCGCTTTCCATGATTTAGACTCCGCCCATCGGGATGACAAGGCTGCGCTTACCGCGACGAGCCAAAGTCGGGTTTTCTCCAACAATGCCCTTTTCCCGGGGACGACCGGGGCCAGCCTGAAGC